CAATTGGATTGATACCTAATTTATATAGTGTATCTCTTTCTGATTTATTTGGCGAGTATGCCAAACTAGTTACACCAAAATATTGACCTCTGCGCGTACCCGCTGGTGAAAACCATGGTGCGAAGTTATTATCTGTTGCTGCCATGATACCTGCTGTAGAGGATGCCGCTGGGATAAAAATGTATTGATCATTATATTTATCGTAAACTTTTAGATAGTTGTTGTCAACCGCAAGATAAGAACTTCTTGTAAGTGCATTAGAAGTCATTGCGCTTGTAATTGCCGTGACTGCCGCTGCCGAAGTTGTTTGTCCGACAATTGCTGCACGGTTTGGAGATGCCAATACCATACAATCTTTACGAGTTTGTGCTGCTATGGAGACCATATCATTCACAACAGTTGCGTGGTCTGCTGCTGTTGATAGACCTGGTGCAATCATAAAGTCAATAGACAAAGCATTTGGGTCTTCAAATTTATCAAATCCAGTTGCAAAATCTGCTGCGCCAAGTGCTGCTGAATTTACGCCACCAATTAATGGTACGTTAACATCAACCGCTAAACCAGCAGCAAAATCTAAAGCATCTACTGGCACACTACCAGCATTTGTTCCAAAGGTTGCTGTTGCAATTCCTGCCATCCAGATATATTGTGATTTGGTGTTTATAACATTCAAAATATAGTTTGAAGTTCCGTCTGAGGTTTTTGCACCTAATGCGATAGATACAAATGGGAATGTTTCTAAAACTGTACCCGCAGTTCCAGTAATTGCTCCATCTTCATCTATAACTGCAACATGTGCTTCATCATTTGTTGCGCCTACTGCTGCTGCAAAATCTGATGTTCCTGGTGCCGCATCATAGTATGACTTATATGGCCAACTAGAATATCCTGCATCACCTTGTCCAGAAAAAGAAACTTTCAAACTGTTTCCTAATGTTCCTGGATATTTTGCTATAAAGTTATGTGTTGCTGTTGCTAATGCTGCAACTTGAGCGTCAAAATTATCTCTATTAGTAACAAGTGGTATACTACTTGCGTTTGTATCAGAAGCATTTTTTGCTACTGCTGTGTATTCTCTAACAATATACAAATCGTTAGAATAACGTAGAAATTGGTTCGCGCTGTGGAAGTCGCCAGTATTGGTTGTATCTGGACTTCCAAAGGTTCCTACTAAAGCTGCTTCGTTGTTTATAAGAGTTGGTGTGTCGCATGGACCCCAAGAAAAGTTACCTACAAACGCACCTGTTGAGGTGGGTATGTTGGGGACTCCATTGGTTAAATCAACTTCTTTTACAACGATTGCAGGAGATTCAGAGGGTGCTGTTAATGCCATTTCTCTTTTCCTTTTCCAAGTAAATTAATAAGTTCTTCATAATACGGTTATGTTCAATCAGTTGTATTTATATAAAATTTATTTTAGAACTTTTCGTATTCTGTTTGTATGTGCCATCTATTTGCTTCATCATGGACTACTAATTCTTCTCTACCATCATTTATAAACCCAAATGGTAGAATATCATTTTCAATTTCTTCCATTCTTTGAGCGAATAGCAAATCTTTAATTTCTATATCTGTGATTTCATTGAAGTGTAGTGTTCCTGCAAAATATCCGAACAGAACAAAATTCATCACTAAATCGTCATGATTCCCATCACTTGCTTCCCAAGAATTTCCTTTTGCAGAAAATGTCGAAATTTCTAGGATAGTATCCTCATCATGTATAAGAATTTTATTATTTTCAAGTAAATCTTTAAATGATGAGCAACCCATTCTTTTTACTTTTTTATTCATCTTGATGCCAATAGAATCTGCCTTTACCACAGATTCCACATACATATTTTCATATTCTAAATCGTGATATAATCCATTTGCCACAACCATTCCAGCATCATTTGATTCAACTACGATGGTTGCCATATTATATGCTCTGGCGTATTTGTAAATCACATTTGGAAAAAGTAGTGGTGATATCAAATTATTTCTGTAAACAGCAACTTGTTCAAATACATCATCAGAAATATCTATTATGTTAAATGTTGAGTAATCCCTACCTCTACCTTGAGCAACATCTACCATGCAAGCATAAGTATTACCTTCAACTGGTTCTTTATATATTAAAACGCTGTCTCTGTCAATTCTTTTCTGTGGTTGTTTTGCTGATAACGAAAGTAGAGTTTCTACCTCAATAAGCGTATTACCAGTTCCTATAAATGTATTCCCAAATTCTTGATCAAATTGGATTTTAGATGTGTTGTTTATAGTTGAATTTTTCCATGCATCATCTCTTCCTGGAACATCCCACCAATCAACTCTAAAAGGTTTATATTCATTTACTTCTTGAACTGCCCCTTCCCAAATTTTATGGAATACGTTTCCTATGCCATTAGCAGTGGATGTAATGATAACTTTAGTATTTTCACCAGCAGATACAACAGGATATGTTGAAGTATAGAACTCATTCGCTCTCTCTACAAATGCAAACTCATCAAGATATAGAAGGTTCACAGACATACCACGAATAGAAGAACCAGAAGTTGCTGCTGCCACGATCCTAGAATTATTACTAAATTCTATTGATCCTTTATTAAGTGCTTTACATCCAGGTTGTAAAAAAAACGGAAGATTCTCTAGCATAAGAGTGACTCTTCCTAACATTTCTCTTGCAGTCGCACCCTTGTTTGCCATAACAGCAATAACTTGTTCTGGATTAAATAGTGCAAACCAAAGTAAATATGCTACAGATGATATAGACTTTCCTGACTGCCTACACGCGAGAACTATCGAAAATCTATTGTCATTGAACTGTTTAAACATTTTTTCTTGATATGGATATAGTTCAAAATTCACAAGACCTCGATCAAGTGATATTATTTTGCAATAAGTTTTCGCAAAATATGCTGGGTTTTTCATGCACTTTTGATATTCTAAAACGCTTGCTTGTGTCCATTCTTGAATCACACCGTCACGTTTTACACTCATATTACCAAGATATGACTCTGTTGTTTGACGTTCAGTCATCGTCGCCCTTTGGGACAAATTCTATAATATTTTCATTATCCCTAGTATCATCATCTTCTGATTCTCGTATGTCTTGAAGCATTCTTTGTAGTTCTACAGTAGACCCGACAAATAGATTATTTGTAGTTCCACCCTCCAGTAATTGTACACTGCTTAATTCGTTTTTCTTTTTATGTAAATCTATAAGTTTATCATTTACTTCTGATACACTTTTAATTAAACCAGCAACTACCTCAAATGCCCTAGGGTGTTCTAGTTGAGATGCAATCTGCATCATTTCATCAAGAGATTGCTGACCTTTTCCAATTAGGTCATAATATGTTTGCCTCGTAAATTCTAAATCATTCTTTACATTATCTGAATCACTCATTTTATTTTATCCCTTTTTAGTCCTTATTCTTAGTCATCGAATTTTTCATCATGAGTAACAGTGAATCCGAAATCACTATCTCCTGATGGCGGGGCGAGATTCAGTGGATTTGGGTCGATAGTGTATTGTGCTAATTGTGGGTCACTTGAATCACCTAGGATTGTGCTGTATACATCAGTAGTCGTTTTTCTAATAATAGATTGATCATTGATAGGACCATAAAAATTCGCCAGCATAGTAAATTCTAATGTATAAATTATAGTTCGTCTTTGTTCCAATGATCCTTCAAAATCATCAGAGAAATTGACACCAGTTAAAGTAATAGGAACATCTTCTTTTATGTCGCTTGCTAATGTTGTAAAGGGTTTCATCGTTATAGTGTAGTGTGGATTAAAGTATGGAATAATTTGTTCTACCATTTGCAAGGCATCATCTTGAGTTTTTGCATAGATATTCAGTTGAAATGAAATATCATATGGTGCTGGACTAAAAAATTTATTTCTTTTTGTATTAGATACTGTTGATAAATTCTTATCATATGCATTCATTTTAGGAAGTTTTCGTTCTGCATTATATGTAAAGGATGTTATTTCAAAGGACATTCTGGGAAGTTTCAATGCAACTTGTGTATCCTTTTCAAGATCAGGATTTGCTCTAATTCTGTCTAGGAATTTTGCTTTCGGTGCGTATGATAAAGGAACTTTGACTTGACTTATAACTTTTCCTCCAGAATCTTTCCTCAGTACATAAATGTTGTTGAACATGGTTCCAAAAATTGCAACCGACTTTCTAATTCTTTCGTGATAAAAATATTCTAACATTATGTGTCTCCTGGATCACCAAATGGATTTGTTTCTGAGAAGTCCAAGAAACCTAGTGTAGTGCCAGAAACATTCGCGGCAAATTCTTCGTTCTGCTCATTCGAGGATATTTTATTATTTTCGAAAACACTAATAATTCCACCTTTAGACCCACCAGCACCCACAATATCAGAGTCTGTCGATGGTGTAAACGTATGGTATTCTCCATCAGCAGCACCGACATGAATAAGAGATAGTTTACCTAAAACTGGATCATATGCGCTCACTTCACCGTGCAAAGTTGTATTTGGTAACTTATGTGTTACCTTTTCACCAACAGCAAAAGATGCTAAAGGAGGTGCTGCAATAGTTACTACAGGGGTCACATCTGAATTATAATATTTCCCCTTCTTAGTTATTGATATACTAGAAATTGTACGTGCAGACAAATTGTAATTTGCAAATCCTACTGCTCTAAAGTAATCACTGTCGCCTGTTGCGCTGTCTACTGTGACGATTGGTACAGTTGTGTAAAATCTACCAGTATTTGTCATATTCACTGATGCTAGACTATTTCCACTATCATCCTGATTCATTAAAACTATACCAGTTGCTGTAAAATCAGTAGCAGTTTTTGTTGCAGCAGAAACTGTAACAGTTGGAGCATGTGTGTAAAAGTCTCCAGAGTCTGTAATTCTTGCGGAATCTAATACATTGTTTACTACAATTGCGTTAGCAGTCGCATTAAAATCACTCAAAGAAAGGGTTGGTGCAGAAACTGTAACAGTTGGAGCATGTGTGTAAAAGTCTCCAGAGTTTGTAATTACAACAGAGTTCACTCTATTATTTGCTGTTGTTAATGTTCCCGTTGCTATAAAATTTGATAACGACAGTGTTGGTGCCGCAATAGTTGCTGTTGGTGTGCTTGTATATCCACTCCCAGATTCTGTAATTGTAATACTAGAAATTCTATTATCAACTATTACTGGAACTGCTGTCGCGGTTGTACCCCCAGCAGAATCGTGTGCTGAAATAGTAATTGTCACAATTCCACTACTATCGTAAAGTTTACCATTACTTAGTACTGATATTCCAGATACATTACCATTAGCACTATCATATTGCAACGATATTGTTGCTTGCTTATCACTATCTCCTGTAGGTGTTGAAATAACAATTGTTGGTGGTGTAGAACTATCGTAAAGTTTACCATCATTTGTTATCGATAATGCGCTTACCTTGCCAGCAGTTATAGAAGGTGCAATTATTGCTAATTTGTCACTATCTCCTGTGGGTGCTGAAATAGTAATTGTCGTAGCACCACTGCTATCATAAAACTTTCCAGCATTTGTTACCGATAATCCAGTTACTTTATTAGATGCTTGGATTGGGTTGGTTATAGAAGGTGCAACTATCGCCAATTTGTTGCTGGAGTCTGATGGTGCTGGAATAGTAAGCACAGGTGTAACTATGTAATAGGAACCCGCTCTAGATACCCCAACACTAGAAATAGATGTATTAGATACATTTGCGGTTAAAACTGGTTTTATTATGGGCATATTAGGTTTTGAGATTTTCACAACAGCAAAAGAGTCGTACCCATAACCTACACTGTCCATTAATATTGATCCAATTGATGCCATTATGATACTCTCCTATGCTGTAAGACTAGCAGTTGCAGTTGCTGCTTTTGGAACTTTAAGAGTAAGATCATATGCATATGCACCAGAAATTTCAATTTCATTCAGACTTGAAAGTGATGTGTCGAAAGTCTCATCATTATATACAAATAATTCACATCTCATTTTATATGTTGGTAGATTACTCAATTGATAAAATGGTGATTCATGTTCGACATGCATAATTTCAAACATGGACTTTGATAGTGGGAGATATATTAAATCGCCTTCAGCAGGACGTTCAATTTGATCTATATCATTACTTGATTGATTAACAAGACCGCCCCATCTTCTGCGAGAAACTATAAATGTTGCAGCATCACGTATTTCAACGCCAAACTTTGTGAACAAATCACCTTCCCCATCGAATCCTTCACTGTTTTCAATATACATTTCTATTTTATATGAAGAGTTGAATGCTGATGGAATATCATCTCCAAAAACCTTGTTCTCATTTACAATGCTTCTGGGCAAATAATAAACATCTTGTCCATAAGTTTTTAGTGACTCTATGATAATATCTTCATAGAGGTTTTGTTCACTTTTTACTGATTGGGAAATATAATGATTAGTTGTCATATTTTAACCCACCATAAAATCTGGCGGCATTTCTTGTTCAAGACGCATTCGCTCTTCAAGTCTATCTCTCTCCAATAAAGCATCATCATAAATTTGTCTACCATTTAATGTGGCACCTCCAGGTAATACCATACCTTCAAACTTGATTAAATTTGATCCCCACTGGATTTTTATCAAAGCAGTAGTATAGTCTTTTAGAAATCTATCATCATAAATGGAAGTGTTCGTATCTGGATTGACAATTTGTAGTGCTTCTACGACCAAATAATCACCTGCTTTTATATCTCCATTTTGCCACTCACCATGAATATTAAGTTTATTTTCTCGCCGCGAATATCCAACTTGAGGCACACCATTTAGTTTTGTATCAATAAGTGCTAGATGTTGTTGCATTTGCTCATAGTACATTAAATCGCCAATAAAACTACCCATATCAGCGACATCATTCAGCATCATTTGGTATTTGAT